CTGGATCGCAATCCGGATTGCAAGGTTTTCGGGGTTACAGCCACGCCGAACCGGGGCGATAAAAAGGGGCTGAGGCCGGTTTTCTCGAATGTCTCGGACCAGATTCGTATCGGCGAGTTGATTGCCTCGGGTCATCTGGTGCCGCCGCGGACTTTCGTTGTCGATGTCGGCGTGCAGAGCGATCTGGGCCGCGTGCGCAAAACGGTGGCGGATTTCGACATGGGCGAGGTCGACGCCATCATGAACCGCGCGCCGGTGACCGATGCGGTGATCGAACATTGGCGGGAAAAGGCCGGAGACCGGCAAACCGTGGTGTTTTGTTCCACCGTCGATCACGCCCGTAATGTAGCTGATGCGTTCAACGCCGCCGGTGTTCCGACAGGCCTGATTTACGGCGATATGGGAGAGGCCGAGCGCAAGGCGGTGCTGGCGGATTATGGTTCTGGCAAGCTGCAGGTGGTGACAAACGTCGCCGTCCTCACGGAAGGCTGGGACCATCCGCCCACCTCCTGCGTCGTGTTGCTGCGGCCCAGTTCATACAAATCCACCATGATGCAGATGGTCGGGCGAGGCCTGCGCACGGTCGATCCCGAGGAGCATCCGGGTATCATCAAGACCGATTGCATCGTGCTGGATTTCGGCACATCGACCCTGTTGCACGGCTCGCTGGAGCAAGATGTCGATCTTGATGGGCACGAAGGCAGCGGCGAAGTCCCGACCAAGGAATGCCCCGATTGCGAAGCCACCGTGCCGCTGGCGGTGATGGAATGCCCGCTTTGCGGCCATCTCTGGGAACGTGACGCGGCTGACGGCGCATCGGAGCTGTCTGAATTTGTTATGTCCGAGATCGACCTGCTGAAACGCTCCAGTTTCCGCTGGTGTGACCTGTTCGGTGATGATGCGGCCCTGATCGCCAACGGGTTTGTCGCCTGGGGCGGCGTGTTTTTCCTGAATGGCCGCTGGTACGGGATCGGCGGGCGGCAAAAGGAACGCCCCAAATTGCTGGCTGTGGGCGAACGCACGGTTTGCCTTGCCGCCGCCGATGACTGGCTGAACACCCACGAGTCCGACGAGAGCGCCCACAAAACACGGCGCTGGCTGAACCAGCCGCCAACGCAGAAGCAGCTGCAATATCTGCCAGCGGAATACCGGCAGGATTTCGGGCTGACGCGGTATCAGGCCTCGGCGCTGCTGTCTTTCCGCTTCAACCGTAATGCCATCCGCGCGCTGGTGTTCGGGGCTGATCGCGGTGGTCGCACCGTTCGCAACGGCGATGCAATCGGGAGGGCGGCATGAGACATGACGCATTTTCCGACCACCACAGATCGGCAACGAATCTGGCATCCGCGTGGCAGGCTCTGTGCGGTCTGCCGGCAACCCACCCGTGGTTTTGGCTGGCGCGATCCGGTGCGCTCGAGTCGACCGCGCCCGTCCTGCTGGTTCTGTTCGATGGCCTGTCAGGGTTTTTGGGCGGCTCGGGCCCAGGCATCTTCAGGGTGGTCTGTGGCCATGGTTGATCTCACCGAAGAAGAACGCGCCGCCATCACCGCCACCATGCAGCGCATCGCCCTGCTGATGGAGGAAATCGGCTGGCAGACGGAATTGGCCAATCTCACCGAGCCACAGGTCCGTGCCCTGATCGAGGAAGCCGTCGAGGGTTTCCGCGAGGCCATGGCCGACATCGCCAAGTCCCAATCGCAGGAGATTCCGTTTTGACACTGGACTTCAACCACAGGCCGTCCATCAGCGAACGCATCAACGATCTGGTCGATGACGCGTTGATCGACGAGCGCGATACCGAGGTGCCTCGCGATTATCTCGGGGCATCCCGTCTGGGCGTGCCTTGCGAGCGGGCGTTGCAATTCGAGTTTGCACAGGCCCCCAAGGATGACGGGGGTGATTTCAGCGGTCAGGTTCTGCGGATATTCGAGATCGGCCACCGGCTCGAGGATCTGGCAATTCGCTGGCTGCGGGCCGCCGGAATTCACCTCGTTACGCAAAAAATCGATGGCGGCCAGTTTGGCTTCTCGGTCGCGGGCGGTCGAATGCGTGGTCACGTCGACGGCATCATTAACGGGTCGCCCGCCGCGCTCGGGTTGCGCACACCTGCACTCTGGGAATGCAAAACCATGAACGCCAAGAACTGGCGCGCCTGCGTCAAGGACGGGGTCGCGATATCCAAGCCGGTCTACGCCGCCCAGATCGCCATCTATCAGGCTTACATGGAACCCAGCGTGCCGGGGATTTCCGAGGCCCCAGCGCTGTTCACCGCCATCAACAAGGACACGGCCGAGCTTTATCACGAGCTGGTGCCGTTCGACGCCGCCCTGGCGCAGCGCATGTCCGATCGGGCCGTGCGCATCCTGCAGGCCACCGATGCCGGTGAATTGCTGCCCCGCATCGCCCAATCCCGTGATTTCTATGAATGCCGGTTTTGCTCATACGCCGACCGCTGCTGGGGTGAGTGGCGTCCCGGAAACGCTCCGGGGGAGCGTTTCAGCCGCGAACGGGCGGAGCCCTGGGCATGAGCGACGACAATATCATCCATTTCAACCCGTGGAACGACTTCAACGATGCTGCCCCGCTTGATGATCCGTTCGGGGTGGAGCCCGACGCAGCGCAGATCGCGACGTTCCTCGATGTGGTGTTCGGCTATTGCGAGGGCCTGATCCCCGTGCGCGGCTTTGTTGACAAGGGCCAGGGCAAGGATGGCAAGCCGCACAACATCTGGATCGATGCGGACGATACCGCCTCGGAAAAACTCGCAACCTTCGCCAATTGGGCGGCGCGTGAGGGTGCGGCGGTCTATGTGATCCCCGGCACTGTAGCCGAAAATGGGCAAGCCAAATCCGCCGATGTGCAGCAAATGCAGGCGATCATCGTCGATCTGGATGCGGGAGATATTCCGGTCAAACTGGAACACCTGGTCCGGCATCTGGGCCAGCCAACCCTGATCATCGAGAGTGGCGGGCGCACACCGGACGGGGCAACCAAGCTGCATGTCTGGTGGAAACTGACCGAACCGGCCGAGGGCGACGATCTGGCGCGGCTCTGCGCCCTGCGCGGCGAGATTGCCATCAAGGTTGGCGGTGACACGCATTTCCGCTCGGCCCACCAGCCGATCCGAGTTGCCGGCAGCGTCTATCACAAGGGCGGGTTCCAACGCCTGGTGCAGATCCGCGAACACAATGCCGTGGAAGTCGACCTCGAAGACTTTGTCGAACTGGTCGCGGACATGCCGGCCATTCCCGGTGTTGGCATGGAACCAACACCGGAAACGCCCGATAAACCGGCCCTCGGATCGGTTCTGACCACACCAGTGAATGAGGGTGGCACAGACGGTTGGACTCGGTTCGAGGGGGCCTCCGCCGCCATCGGGCATTTCATCCGCATGGTGCACGAAGGGCGCATGTCACCGGACGAGGGCTGGGAGGCAATCTGCGGCTACAACGCCGCGATGTTGCGCCCGAGCTGGCCCGAAGATCGGCTGAAAGCCGAGGCCGATCGGCTCTGGGCCAAACATGTGGAGAAGAACGGGCCGCCGTTGCTGCGCGCAGAGAATGTTACCCGTGCACCGGAAATGGCCGCCTTCACGCTCGGCGAATTGCTGGACGACACCACCCCAATGCCCGAGGACATCATTGCGCCCCGGGTTCTGACCCCCGGCGGGCTGTTGGTGGTCGGTGGCGCACCCAAGGTTGGCAAGAGCGATTTCCTGATATCGTGGCTGGTTCACATGGCGGCAGGTGTCCCATTCCTCGGCTTCACCCCGCCGCGCCCTTTGCGGGTGTTCTACCTGCAGGCCGAGATCCAGTATCATTACCTGCGCGAACGGCTGAAGCAGATTGCCCTGCCTCTCGAGGTGATCAACGCCGCCCGCGACACCTTCGTGGCCACGCCCAAACTGAAACTGCTGCTGGACGAGCAAGGCAGCGCCATGGCTGCGGCGGCGGTCAAAGAGGCGTTTCCGGACGATCCCGTCGATATTCTCTGCATCGATCCAATCCGCAATGTCTTTGATGGCGGGCCTGATGGCGGCGGTGAAAACGACAACGGTGCGATGATGTTTTTCCTGCGTGATCGGGTCGAGGTTTTGCGCGAGGCGGTGAATCCCGATTGCGGCGTGATCCTCGTTCACCACACCAAAAAGCTGGGTAAGCACCAGGTCAAGGAGGATCCGTTTCTGGCGCTGTCCGGGGCCAGTTCCCTGCGCGGGTTTTACACCTCCGGCATCATCATGCACCGCCCCGACGAGGAAGCCAGCGAGCGCAAACTGGAAATCGAGCTGCGCAACGGACCGGCGCTGCCCTCCAAGCTGATCGACAAGGTCAAGGGCCAATGGGTCGAATTGAACCCGATGAACGAGCGCCTCGTGCGCAAGGATGTGGGCGCGAAACACGACGCCGAGCGGGTGCGCAAGGGGGATGTGATCCTCGGTATCCTGCTGGATGCGGCCAGTGACGGGCATCTCTACACCATCAATCAGTTTGCCGAGGCGTTTGAAAACACCGCCGGTCTGGGCGGCAAGGACACGATCCGCGAGCGCCTGAATGTGCTCTCCACCAAAGGGTTCATCAAATTCCTGCGCGACGCAAAACCCTATGGCCTCGCGCCATCGCGCTCCCGCTTTGGCTATCTCTGCGTCGAGGGGATGGAGTTCCCCGGGGAAGGTGAACAGGTCGATCCGGACACTGGCGAGGTGCAACCCGCCCGTATTCCGGTGCGCCCGACGCATTTCAAATCCCCTCGCACCGGGGCTCTGCTCGAGGTCGAAAACCCCGAAATCTGGGTCTATGCGCAGGAGGATCGGCCATGATTTTCCATGCCATGACACCTGCGCGGTTTTGCGCACCAACCAGTTTGAACCAGATGGGGCGGATTTCCGAAACTACCCCGACAAAATCCCGACAGGCTACGCGCTACCCAGTTTGGACCAGTTTGGCTTCGCAACCCAAACTACCCCTGCAGCGCTACGCCCGAACACGTCGTGCTTCGTCCCAACCAGATTGGGCGGGTGATCACGGTTTTAGCGCCCCAAACTGCATTTTCACCTGCAATAACAACGTCTTACTTCCCGTTCCTAGTTTAGGGGGTGAAACCCACTCCTACGGAGTGGGAGGAGGACGCTGGCGGCTACGCCTTGCGTCTCCTCCTCCGGGCTCCGTTCCGGAGAGTTTCCGCGCATTGCATTCAACCACCAAGGAGACCCAACCCATGGCCATCAAAAAGCTCGCCCGCAGAGTTCATTTTCAGCAGCCCCCGGATGTGGGGTTCATCCTGATGCGGGAAGGACAGCGCTATGAGCTGGTGGCGCACGAACCGCACATTCGTCGTGATGGTTTGCCGACGACCCTTTTGGTTTGGCGCAGTCATTGTTGCGATTGTGGCGTGCCTTTCGAGGTGGTCACGGGGCTGGTGGCGAACGGGTATTTCAATCGACGTTGCCCGGACCACCATCGCCCTGGCCGAGCCGTCACCATGGCCGGGCAAAAGCGTCGCCAGCGATTTCTCAAACGAAACCCGACGCGGAGGAAATCCCGTGTCTGAGCATTTCCAATTCCAGAGCAGTTCAAACGACAGGAGACCACCGATGAACAATATTGATCCCACCCTTTGCAAACCCGGGCCTGCATTGGCCATACCAGCCCCAACCCTCGGAGCCATCCTTGCCCTCGACCTTGGCACCACCACAGGCTGGGCCATGCGTGGGCACGACGGGCTGATCACCAGCGGGACCGTATCGTTTCGCCCCAGGCGTTTTGATGGCGGCGGCATGCGTTACCTGAGGTTCGTCAATTGGCTGACCGAGTTGGACCAACTCGCGGGGCCAATCGCAACCATCTGGTTCGAGGAGGTCCGCCGCCACGCGGGCACCGACGCAGCGCATGTTTATGGCGGGCTCATGGCCACGCAGACCGCCTGGGCGGAAATGCGGGGCGTGCCCTATCAGGGCGTGGCGGTTGGCACGATCAAGAAACACGCCACCGGCAAGGGCAATGCCAGCAAAGCCATGATGATCGAAGCCGCGCAGGCGCGCGGCTACCGCCCGGCCGATGACAACGAGGCCGACGCCCTTGCCATCCTGCACTGGACGCTGGAAACGAAGGGAGGCATGGCATGAACGGCATGAGGTTTACGCCACGCGGATATGGCGGGCACCGCCGCACGCCGGATCAGGTCAAGCGGGACGGTTGGAAGGAACAGGGGCTGTTGGCCGTGGCGCTCGATGATGACCGGCTGACATGGCCGGAACGGGAGCTGGTGCGCCAACTGGGCGAGAAGCTTTATGGCAAACGCCCGCAGGACGGGGAGGCGACGCGATGAATGACTGGACCCCGAGCCTGGTCGAGGCCCGCCTTGCCGAGGCGGCCTTCGTTCTCAAACGTCTGCCAGAACCGCGCCAGCAAGGGTATTTCAACGCATGGCCGGAATACTTCCACAGCTTCGCAGATCAGGTCGGACAGGAACCCAGGCCCATGCGGGTGTTGCCCTCGCCGCAGGCGATCAGCCGGATGGAGGAAACCCTGACCTGGACCGCGTGCCTCGAGCCGACGGATGGCAAGATCGTCTGGATGAAAGCCCATGGTCAACGCTGGAAAACCATCTGCTGGACGGTCGGTTTGCAGCGCTCGGCCGCCCATCAGCACTGGGTTTACGGGCTTTGTGTGATCGCGCTCACTCTGAATAAACGTCGGTTCAATCGCAGGTTATCGAAGCGGCGCATAATAGAACTGGCGGGGGCGTCGCAATTCTGATGGCTGGATAGAATTGTGTTCGGCGGACACTTTTCGATGGGACAAAAGCCAGCTTGTGGGGCTATATTCTGGATATACTCGGGAGAGGAACGCGCAGCGATGGTTGCGGCCAGACAATGCCCGCCAAGACTACCCCAACGATTTGTACGGGTCCCTTCCTGTGCAAAACGTATACGGGGGGGCTAGGCGCGCAAGTTTGCTAGCGACAGGGTGAAATTTTTGGGAAGCCACCCGGAGTCCAGTTTCGCGATCCCCCACAGTAATGATCAATAAAACAAAGCGTTAGCCGCCCATTAGAGGTGGCTTCCATGTGGACCCCTCGGGGTCCGGAAAATCCAGTTGGAATCCGGTAACGGAGTCCACCCGCCGGAATCCACCGGCACCAATCAGAGATTACAGAAAACCGAATATGACCCTCAGCTTCGCCCCTGACGCGATCGAGCAATGGCCGCTCGACCGCCTGAAACCCTACGTCCGCAACGCCAAAAAGCACGGCGCGGACCAGGTTGCCAAGATCGCCGCCAGCATGGCCGAGTTCGGCTGGACCGTACCGTGTCTGGTGGCTGATGATGGCGAGCTGATCGCAGGCCATGGCCGGGTGCTGGCCGCTGAAATGCTCGGTCTGACCGAAGCACCAGTGATTGTGCTCGGCCATCTGACGGACGAGCAGCGCCGCGCTTACCGCATTGCTGACAATAAGCTGACCGAACTGGGCGAATGGGATGAGACGATCCTGTCCGAGGAACTGCAGTTGCTGGCGGCCGAGGAGTTTGATCTGTCGTTGATCGGCTTTGATGACGGGGAACTCGATGCTTTGCTGTCCGGCTTGGGCGAAGAAAACGACGCCGAGGAGGAGGAGGATATTCCCGAGCCACCCGACGATCCGGTCAGTCGACCGGGTGATCTGTGGGTGCTGGGCAACCACCGCCTGCTTTGCGGGGACGCCACGGTGGCCACGGATGTCGAGCGGGTGCTGGGCAATGTGAGACCGCTGTTGATGGTCACCGATCCACCTTACGGGGTGAAATACGATCCGGGCTGGCGCAACCAGACTGGAGCTTCGGCCACAAAACGCACCGGCAAAGTGTTGAACGATGACCGCGCTGATTGGCGCGAGGCATGGAGTTTGTTTCCGGGTGACGTCGCCTACGTCTGGCACGGCGCATTGCACGCGGCGACCGTGGCTGAAAGCCTTGAGGCGGCAGGCTTCAATGTCCGCTCGCAGATCATCTGGGCCAAGGACCGGCTGGTGCTGAGCCGTGGAGATTATCACTGGCAGCATGAACCTTGCTGGTATGCCGTCAAGAAAACCGGCAAGGGCCACTGGGCTGGGGATCGCAAACAGACGACGCTCTGGCAGATTGCCAACAAGGATCAGGATGCGGACACCGTGCACGGCACGCAAAAGCCGGTGGAATGCATGCGCCGCCCGATTCTGAACAATTCCAGCCCGGGCCAAGCAATTTATGAACCGTTCATGGGGTCCGGCACCACGCTGATTGCATCCGAAACCACGGGCCGCGTTTGCCACGGGATTGAGCTGAACCCCGCTTACGTCGATGTGGCAGTGGAACGCTGGCAGCAATTCACCGGTCAGACGGCGGTGCTGGACGGGACAGATCAGACGTTCGCCAAGCTGGCGGAAAACCCGCGCTGAGGCATGCATGAGCTGGCTTTACCTTCCCGAAGCGGCGACGCCTTCTTCGGCCTGTCGCTCTGTGCCGGTGCTGGCGGGATCGACCTTGGCCTCACCATTGCATGCCCCGGGTATCGAACTGTGTGTTACGTCGAGCGGGAAAGTTACGCTGCGGCCACCCTCGTGGCGCGGATGGAAGACGCGGCCCTGGATAAAGCACCTCTCTGGGACGACATTACCACCTTCGATGGCCGCCCGTGGCGTGGAGCGGTGGATATCCTCACTGGCGGCTATCCTTGCCAGCCTTTCAGCGTCGCGGGCCAGCGCAAGGGGGCGGAGGATCCCCGCCATCTATGGCCAAACTTCGCGCGGATCATCGGTGAATGCCAGCCCGAATGGGTCTTTCTGGAAAACGTCGCCAATCATATCAACCTCGGATATCGCGAGGTCAGAGGCGAGCTGGAAGGCCTGGGCTACAGCGTTACGGAAGGATTGTTTACGGCGGCAGAAGTCGGCGCGCCGCACAAGCGCCAGCGGCTGTTCATCCTCGCCCGACGCAACCAGCTGGCCGACACCGAGGGCCAGCGCCAACGAGAACCGGCAGACGAAACCGACGCCCTCGCAACTGGCCGGAAAGCACGGGATGAATTTGGCGACCAAGGCGGCGATGTGGCCGACACCCCAGACCGACAGTTTCAGGACAAGGGGTGGCGCACGCAAAAACGAAAAGGGGCTGGACCGGATGGCGCGGGACTGGCCGACACCGATGGCAAGCGACGGCTGCAAGCCGAGCGGGGGCAAACGCCGCACTGCCGACCTGAACCATGTGGCGGGTATGTGGCCGACACCGCTGGCGCGGGACTGGAAAGGAACGAACAGCCCGGAGCATGTGCGCCAACTACCACCAGCGCGCAATCACATGGATCAACTGGCAAATTTTGCCGTGTATTCCCGCCAGGCCCTGACGATCTCGCAGGCTGGCAAGAGTATCTGCGATCAGCGCCGCAGCTTGAACCCTCTGTTCGTCGAGGCGCTGATGGGCTGGCCAACCGCGTGGACCGACTTCGACTTTGCGGCAACGGCGTGGTTCCCTTGGTTGCAGCGCATGCGTTCAGAATTCTTGCGGCTCGGTTCGGTGATTGATGACGGGGTGGCACATTGAAACAATCGCGCGCCATGTCGCTGGTGGAAGCGGTTGCCAATGTCGTGGTCGGTTACGGGGTGGCCGTGATAACCCAGATGCTGGTGTTTCCGGTGTTCGGTTTGCAAACGACGCTGGTGCAGAACCTGAAATTGGGCTTGATCTTCACCGTGGTGAGCATAGCCAGATCGTTCACGCTGCGGCGGGTTTTCGAAGCGATCAGGGTTGCCAATCGCTCCGCCGACCATGACGCACATGCAAAACCTGAACGGTCTCGTCCATGATCGTGAAATACACCCGCCAGCGGGTGGCGCGCCTGTATAATGCGCGGCGGATTTCGACATTGAATTCGGCGGATTCCGGTGCGACGGCGTGGGCTTGTGGCATGGATGCAAGGCCGAGGATCAGTTTGCGCATGCCGGTCAGCCAGTCTTCGGCGGCACGGGGATTGCGCTCCTGCAACCACGCATGTTCCTGCCGGAGATCATCCGCCGCCTTGGGCGTGACAATGACGCGATACTGGCGGCCCATTAGCTGGCGGAAAGATCGTCAAAGAAGGCGGCGGCCTCGATACCTTCGCCCGCGCGGGCTTGATCCAGCCCCTTGCGGATGCCTGCAACGGTCTGGGCATAGTCGATCTGGTCTTGCATGTCCTGCCATGCGGCGGCGTCCATGACAACGACCGAGGGCTTGCCGTTCACCGTCAGTACCGACGGGCGGCCGGTTTCCTTGAGGCGGGCCACAAAGCGCGAGGTCTCGCGTTTGAACTCGGTAAGGGGGCGAATGTCCTTGGTGATATCCATGGGGGTGGCTCCTGACTGCGCATCTAATTGGATGCTAATATAGTGCGCAATCAGGGTGAAGTCCAGTGCGGGGTCAGGAGGCAATGCGGTAAACACGACCTCTCTCGGCTACCTTTTCCGAGGTGATGGTCAGGCCAAGGCGTTTTTTCAGCGCGCCCGAAATGGCCCCGCGAATAGTATGCGGCAACCATTTCGTGGCCTTGGCAATCTCGGCAATTGATGCCCCGTCGGGGGCTTCGAGCATTTCGATCAAGAGCGCCTGCTTGGTGCCCGTGCGGGGTTTCGGCTTGGCCTGTGCCGGATCAGGTTGCGGCGTTTCCATCTCGACGCCGATGGCCTCGAGCCCCGCATCGGTGATGACCAGCGTGGTGCCGTGGCCTTCGCCGGTCTTGCGCCACGTGGGCTCATTCTTGCGGATGTCGGCCTCGACCTCGTCCAGAAAACCCTTCTGGATCAGCGGCACGATCACCTTGTTGGCGGCCCCGCCCCGCAGGCGGTCCGGCAGCGGCAGGGCAATGCGGTCGTCCTGCTGGGACGCTCGCGAAAGAATGAGGGTCTGGGTATCTGTGAGCTTGCTCATTTTTCAATCCCTTCGGAAAAGCTTTCGCGCATCATGCGCCAGATGACCTGATCGTCGGTCTCGCCCGCAATGCGCAGTTCGTTGATACGGGCGACGATCTCGTCATCGACGGGAACCTGCCAAAAGCCGCCCGGCAGCGGTGTGGCCGTTTTGGTAATGCGACCCTTGGCCCAGCGGCGAAGGTGACGGTTGCTGCGGTCGGAAAGGATGATGGTCTTGGTCGGCTTGCTCATGCCTTGGCCTCCCATGCGGTGAATTCATCGCCCATGCCGAAGCTTTCGGCGGTGCGGCGCAGAAATCCGGGCGATTGGCGTTCGCAGTCTGCGGCGAGCTTGGCTTCCTCGGCGAAGACCTCGCGGGGCAGATGGTTGAGGGTGCCGTATTGCAAGCGCATGGACGCCTCGACACCGGCGGGGTTCAGGTTGGGGGCAAGTTCAAAAAGGAGTTTCTGGTAAAACATCGTTTGTCTCCGTGGCTCAAAGCCGCGACCATCGCGGCCCTTCTACCGCCTGAAGCCCCGCGCGTGGCGGGGCGGTCAGGAAGGGCCGTGAATTATTCGGCGTATTCGCCCTCTTGGAAGGCGCGGTCGCAAATTTCGCGCAGGTTCTTTGAAATATCGGCCAGATCGCCAACGTGCCCCCAGTGAATCTCGTCGGGGTTGGCCTCGAAATGCTCGTCACTCAGGGCCTGCAGGCGGGCGAGCATGGTGTCGATCTCGGCCTTGCGGGTCATGAAGGCGGCAAGGGCTTTGTCGTTGTTGCGGGCGTTGCGGGTCATCATTTTGCCTCCTGTGCGGCGGCGATGCCTGCGGCATAGGCGGCTTCAAGGGCGGCTTGAATGCCCCAAACCGAAACCTCGTGAAAATCGAGGTTGTCGCTTTTGCGCTCTTCCAGCGTCTCGATAAAGAGGTGTTCTTTGGCAATGCCGGCCAGCAGGTCGGCGGGGGCGGTTTGGGTGGTTTTGCTTGTCATGGTCTGGCTCCTTTTTGGTGTAATCAGATTCGCTCTTTCCGCGTGTCTAATCAACGATAATCGAAGCAATAACAGTGCTTTATCCGGAAAGGTTTGATTGTAAATGCAAGGCCTGAGCGAACGGAAATATGCCACCCATGCCGGTCTGTCTCGCGGCGCAATCCAGAAGGCCAAGGCAGCGGGGCGGCTGGTTTTGCATGCCGACGGCTCGATCGATGCAGCAGCCTCGGACCGGAAGCGCGCGGCGATGACGGATCCGTCAAAACAGCGCGGCACCGCCAAGGCAAAACTGAAACCGGTGCCCGATGCGGCCCTCTCGGCCGTGGGCCAAACCTTGCGCGAACAGGGCATGCGGGCCCCGGCTACGGGCAGCAACACCACGTTCCTGCAGGCCAAGACCGCCAATGAGGTTTTGAGGACCCAGGAGCGGCGCTTAAAACTGCAAAAGATGAAGGGCGAGCTGGTCGACAAGGCCCGCGCCAAGGCACTGGTCTTTCGGCTGGCCCGCGAGGAACGGGATGCCTGGATCAACTGGCCGGCGCGGGCGGCAGCGCTGATGGCGGCGGAATTGTCGGCGGCGCTTTCGGAAAACGGGCAGGACGTAACATTGGAGACAGGCCTGATGCAGAAGATTCTCGAGACCCATGTGCGTGCCCAGCTGGAAGAACTCAGTGGGCATGTCCGGTTCGATCTCACCTGAAACCGCTTCGGGCATCGGGGAATTCGATGGACATGACGATCTGCGCCATGCCTGGGCGGAAGGGCTGCAACCCGACGCCGATCTGACGGTGTCCGAGTGGGCTGATCGATACCGCATGTTGGCCTCTCGCGCCTCGGCCGAACCGGGGCGCTATCGCACCAGCCGCACGCCCTACATGCGCGAGATCATGGATGCGCTCTCGCCAAGCCACCCGGCACAACGGGTCGTGTTCATGAAGGCAGCACAGGTCGGGGCGACGGAAGCCGGCAATAACATGATCGGATTCGTGATCGCCCATGCGCCGGGGCCGATGCTGGCAGTGCAGCCGACCGTGGAACTGGCGAAAAGAAACTCGCGCCAACGCATCGACCCGTTGATCGAGGAAAGCGCGGTGCTGCGAAACAAGGTCCGCCCGTCTCGGGCGCGGGATTCCGGCAACACCATGCTGTCGAAAGAATTCGCGGGCGGGATCCTGATCATGACGGGGGCGAACTCGGCCGTCGGCCTGCGCTCGACCCCGGCGCGCTACATATTTTTGGACGAGGTCGATGCCTATCCGGCCTCGGCCGACGAGGAAGGTGATCCGGTCAGTTTGGCCGAGGCGCGGTCCCTGACCTTCGCCCATCGGCGCAAGGTGTTTCTGGTGTCAACGCCAACCGTGAAAGGGGTAAGCCGGATCGAACGGGAATTCGAAGCCTCGGACCAGCGGCGGTATTTTGTGCCGTGTCCGCATTGTGGTGCGCGGCAATGGCTGAAGTTTGAACGCCTACGATGGGAAAAAGGGCAACCAGAAACGGCGGCGTATATTTACGAGGCATGCGAACAACCGATCGCCGAGCACCACAAAACGGCAATGCTGGAAGCCGGAGAGTGGCGAGCCACGGCGCAAAGTGCGGACCCGACCACGGTTGGGTATCACCTCTCCGCGCTCTATTCGCCGGTGGGCTGGCTGAGCTGGGAGCGGATCGCGCGGGGCTGGGAGGCAGCGCAGGGGTCCGATGATGCCATTCGCGCCTTCAAGAACACCATCCTCGGGGAAACCTGGGTGGAGAGCGGTGAAGCGCCGGATTGGCAACGGCTGCTGGACCGAAAGGAAGAGTGGGCCGCAGGCACGGTGCCCGCAAACGCTCTGTTCCTGACGGCGGGTGCGGATGTTCAAAAGGACCGGATCGAAATTGATGTCTGGGCCTGGGGGCGCGGGCTGGAAAGCTGGCTGATCGATCACATCGTCATAGAAGGCGGTCCGGGCTCGGAAGCCTGCTGGAACGGGCTGACGGAATTGCTGGGCCGAACATGGCAACATGCGAACGGCAGCGAGATGACAATTGCACGACTCGCAATCGACACCGGCTATGAAACCCCCGCCGTGTATGGCTGGGCCCGCAAGGTCGGCTTTGGCCAGGTGGCTCCGGTCAAGGGTGTCGAAGGCTTCAACCGCGCCAGCCCGGTGTCGGGACCGACATTCGTGGATGCCACCATTGCCGGCAAACGCCTGCGCCGTGGGGCTCGGCTCTGGACCGTGGCGGCCTCGACCTTCAAGTCCGAGACCTACCGGTTTTTGCGCCTTGAACGGCCAACGCCCGAGGAACTGGCGGGCGGAACGGATTATCCGCCCGGAACCCTGCACCTGCCAAACTGGATCGACAGCGAATGGCTGAAGCAACTGGTCGCCGAGCAACTGGTGACGGTGCGCAACAAACGCGGTTTTGCCCGGCTGGAATGGCAGAAACTGCGCGAACGCAACGAGGCACTGGATTGCCGAGTTTACGCCCGCGCGGCGGCGTGGATCCTCGGGGCTGATCGCTGGTCGGACAAACAATGGGATGAGCTGGAACGGCAGGTGGCGGCTCCCGGTGCCGAGGTCGGCACAGGCGCCGCGCGGCACACCCGCAGTGGTCGCACCACTCGCAGTGGTCGCACCACACGCCCCGCAAACCAGCGCCGTTCCGTGCGCTCGAATTATATGAGGTGATCGTGGCCACATTGGCAGAACTGCAAACCCGCCGCGAAGCGCTGGCGGCGTCGCGCGCCAGCGGTGTGGCCCGGGTCAGCTATGACGGCAAAACGGTGGAATACCGCAGCCTCGCCGAGATCGACCGCGCCATCGATGTGCTGGACCGCGAGATTGCCGTGCTCGAGGGCCGCAGGGTGATCCGGCAGGTGCGCGTGACCACGACCAAGGGATTGTAATGGGCCTGTTTGACATGCTTCGTCGCCGGGAAGCCGGCGGCCCAAACGGTGTGCGTGCCCGCCTCGAAGGGGCAATGTCGCGCCGTCGCCTTCGGGGCTGGCAGCCGCCGCTGGAAAACATCAACTCGCTGGTGGCTTCGGGTGGTCCGCGCCTGCTGGCGCGCTCACGCGAGTTGGTGGTTACCAATGGTTACGCCGCCAATGCCTGCGAGGCCTATGCGGCCAATCTGGTCGGCGACGGGATCAAGCCTTCGTCGCTGATCGAAGATCCGGAGCTTCGGGACACGGTCCAACGCCTGTGGCTGGCGTGGACCAATCAAGCCGATGCCGACGGGCTGACGGATTTTTACGGGCTGCAGGCCATGATTGCCCGCGAAATGTTCGTGGCGGGCGAATGCTTCGTGCGCATCCGGCCACGGCGCGCCGAGGACGGCTTGCTGGTGCCGATGCAATTGCAGCTTCTGCAATCGGAAATGCTGCCGTTTGAAAAAACAGAAACCGCCCCCAACGGCAACCGTATCCGATGCGGCATCGAGTTCGACCTGATCGGGCGGCGCGTGGCCTACCATTTCCGCCGTCGTCACCCAGGCGACAGCACGGACAGAGGCGGCCCGTTCATGGGCACCGTCATTCCGGCTACAACGCGGGTGCCCGCCGAGGATGTTCTGCACATCTACCGCCCCATCGATGCGGGGCAAATCAGGGGCCTTCCGCATGTGGCGCCGGCCATGGTGCGGCTGTTTCTGCTCGATCAATATGATGACGCCGAGCTCGACCGCAAGAAAACCGCCGCCATGTTCGCGGGCTTCATCACCAAGAATGCGCCGGAAGAGGCGTTGATGGGGGAAGTGGAAGATACCGGCGAAGGGATTGGCATTGCCAGTCTGGAACCCGGCACCCTGCAGGTGCTGTTGCCCGGTGAGGACATCAAGTTCTCAAGCCCCGCCGATGTCGGCGGTGGCTATGAGGCGTTTCAATATCGCACCCTGCTGGCGATCTCGGCGTCCTTGGGATTGCCGTATCACTTGGTGACGGGCGATGTGCGCCAGGCCAATTACTCGAGCCTGCGGGCCGAACTGGTCGAGTTCCGCCGCCGGATCGGGCAATTGCAGCACGGGGTGATGGCGCACCAGTTTTGCCGACCGGTCTGGACGCGCTGGCTGGAGGCGGCGGCATTATCGGGCGCGCTCGATCTGCCGGATATGGCCAAGGCCAAACCGGTGCACTGGATCCCGCCACGCTGGGATTGGGTCGATCCGCTGAAAGATATTCAGGCGCAATTGCTGGGGATCGAAGCCGGTCTGATGTCGCGGCGCAAGGCGGTGGAGGCCACCGGCTACGACATCGAGGAAATCGACCGCGAGAATGCGGCAGATGCGGAGCGTGCCGCCGCACTGGGGCTGCATTACAGCACCAGTCCCGGTGAAACCCAGGGCGCGCGGGCAACGCCGGTGAAACCCGCTGACCCCGAAGAAAAGCAAACGTAGCAAAGGAACCACCATGAAAAACTGGTATTCGATCTGCGCCCTGAACGAGGGTGCGGAAATCTCGATCTATGATGAAATCGGCGCCTATGGCGTCTCGGCCAAGGCCTTTCTGGCCGATCTCGGCAAGCTGCCGGACAAGGCCCCGCTGACGCTCAGGCTCAACAGCCCGGGCGGATCGGTGTTCGACGCGGTCGCCATTTACAATGCGCTGCAACGCCACGCGGGCAATGTCACCGTGAGCATCGACGGCATTGCCGCCTCGACCGCCTCCTACATTGCCATGGCCGCTGATGAGATCATCATGCCCGAAAACGCCTTTCTGATGATCCATGACCCTTCCGGCATGGTGATGGGCACGGCGGCCGACATGCGCGCGATGGCCGAGGCGCTCGACAAGATCGGTGCCAGCCTGCTGCGCGGCTATGCGGCCAAATCCGGCAAGGCGGAAAAGGACATCGCGAAACTGATGGCCGAGGAAACCTGGCTGGATGCGGCCGAGGCACTGGATATGGGCTTTGCCGATACCGTGGCCGAACCGGTCAAGATCGCCGCCAGCTTTGATGTGAGCCGGTTTCGGAACACACCGCCGGAGATCGTGGAGGCAGTGAAGGCAAAGGAAGAACCCGCCGAGGTGGAGATTGAACCCAGGCCGAAAACTGCACCTGCGGCCAAAGATAACCCTGATCCTGACCCCGCTGCCATCCGCGCCGAGGCCATGACCTATGCCAAAACTGTCGTCGATCTATGCCGCTTGGCGGGTCAACCGCAAATGGCGGCGGGCTTCCTCAACTCCGAGGCCAGCCTCGAAGATATCCGCAAGGCCCTGATCGACGCCCGTGCGGCTGATGACCCCGACATTTCCTCCACCCACCCGCAACCGGGCGCAGCACCCGAGGCAAAGCCCTGGGGCGACGTGATCGCCCGTACATTCAAAAACATGGGCAAACACAAAGGATAATCAACCATGACTACATTGACCGAAACCCGCCACGCAGGCGGCTTCCTCGTTTGGGAGGCCCTCCGCGATTATTGCCGCGAGGTCGTCACCATCGCCACCGGCGGCGCGAACCCCGTTCTGGAGCCCGGCACCGTGCTCGGCAAAATCACCGCTTCGGGCAAATACGCCGCCCATGATCCGGCCGCTCTCGATGGCACGGAAACTGCCGTCGCTGTGCTCTGGAGCAAGGCGGACGCCACCGCGGCCGACGTGGATGCGGTGGTGCTGCTGCGCGGCCCCGCCATCATCAACGGCAATGATCTGGTGTTCGCCGGCACGCCCACAGCGCCGGAAATCACAGCCGCCCACACCGCGCTTGCCGCCGTCGGCATTCTCACCCGCTAATTTTATTATGAAAGGAGGCCACACATGGCCACCATGGATATCTTCGAGACCGATGCATTTTCGGTCATCGAGCTCACCCGCGCGCTGGAAAACATCCCCTTCAAGCCCGCAACCCTCTCGGGCTCCGGCCTGTTCTCCGATCGTG